ATGCCCTTACAGAAAAATCAAGTTCTCACCCTGCGCGTAGAGCGTCTTTCCAGCGATGGCAGCGGCGTAGCACACAGTCCCGACGGTGAGACCGTGTTTATTCCCGGTGCCGCCCCCGGCGACGAAGCCCGGGTGCGCATCGTTAAGGACTGCAAGCGCTACGCCTTCGGTATTCTGGACGAGGTGCTCACTCCTTCGCCGGACCGTATCCCGGTGGATTGTGCTGTGGCAGGCCCCTGCGGCGGCTGCAGCCTGCGGCATCTGGACTATGCTGCCGAGCTGCGCGCCAAGCAGGAGAATGTTGCAGATGCCTTTGCCCGCATCGGAGGATTGGATGTGCCTGTGCTGCCCATTGTGGGTTCGCCGGAAGTGAACCGCTACCGCAATAAGGTGCAATTCCCGGTGGGCGTGGACAAAAGCGGTAAGCCCTGTATCGGCTTCTACGCCGGGCGTACCCACCGCATCGTCCCCTGCCCGGACTGCCGCCTGCAGCCCGGTGTGCTGAATGAGATCGGCAACGCATTGTGCGCTTTTTTTGCAGAAAAGGGCATCCAGCCGTACAGCGAGGAGACCGGCAGGGGCCTTGTGCGTCATATCTTTCTGCGGCGCGGCGCTCACAGCGGACAGATCATGGTCTGCCTTGTCTGCACCCGTGCCAAGCTGCCCTCCGCTGAAGAGCTTTGCACCCGGCTGAAAGCTCAATTTGCAGAGATCACCACGATTCTGCTGAACGTAAATGCTAAAAACACCAACGTGATCCTTGGCACCGAGACTCACACTCTGTATGGGCAGGGGTATATTGAAGACACCCTGTGCGGTGTTCCGGTGCAGCTTGGCCCGCTTTCCTTCTATCAGGTCAATACCCTTGCTGCCGAGCAGCTTTACGGCATTGCCGCCCAGTATGCTCAGCTTACCCCGGACGACCTGCTGCTGGACCTCTACTGCGGCATGGGCACCATTGGTCTTTCCATGGCAGCGCACTGCCGTGAGCTGATCGGTGTGGAGATCGTACCGGAAGCCATTGAAAGTGCCAAGGCTAACGCTGCCCGCATGGGTGCAGATGTGGCCGCAAAGAGCCGATTTTTCTGCGCAGATGCCGGTCAGGCCGCCACCCGCCTTGCCGCTGAGGGCCTTCACCCGGACATCGTAATGCTGGACCCACCCCGCAAGGGCTGCGACGAAGCCACCCTTTCCGCTGTCGTGCGCATGTCTCCCCGCCGGGTGGTCTACGTCAGCTGCAACCCCGCCACCGCCGCAAGAGATGCTGCATGGCTGGAACAAAATGGATATCACGCAGAGAAGGTGCAGCCGGTGGATCTGTTTCCAAGAACACGGCATGTGGAGGTTTGCAGTAGTTATATCAGGGCGGATAAATAACCTGCCTGCGTTTCTTATTCTCGAGCGAGCTCCCCACGCCTCACAAAAAGGCGACAAAAAGCTCTCAGAAATTTAGTAAATAGCATAAAGGCCGCCCAGCACGGACGGCCTTTGTGCTTTTATTCTTTGTACGCTCCAATGCTCCTAAAGAAAGCCGATTCTTGAATGTATTGCACATCCTCTGCGATTGACCGCACAGATGAATTATCGGATTTAATCTCAAAGGAATTTAGAATAAACTGTTTCAAGGCGCACAAACTATAATCCCCAATCGACTTGCCAAAAAATGCGGTGAGAATACCAATAATGGTTTCCTCGTGCCGCGCAAAACTGCACGCGTAGACCTTATGCTCAGGAGCAAAATAAACCCAATATGTAAAGCGCGCTTTGTCATGGTTCGCTTTTATATCAAGGCAAGCCTCATCCGTTTTTAGAAAATGAACCGCCCGGTTTGTTATCAGATTCAGTTCGCTTTCCCCAACCGTGCAGCCGTTCGGAAACAAGTCTTCCATGAACCGCTGAAAATGTTGATCTCCTGCATCCCCGTCAAACACATCGTGCCAAGTAGAGCCGTAATCTTCCAGCAGTTCCTCTTTCCGCTCAAAAAGAATGGTACAGGCCAGTTTAATAAAGCTCTCAGGCGACGATACTTTGAAATGCAATTTTTCCATATATACCACCTATCAACTACGCCTCAGGGGAAAAGCTCCAATGTATATCAATATTTTCCCCGTCCAGATCTATACGGCGGATAAGGCTATGGACAAGCTCCCGCCTTTCGTCCAGCGTCCCATTGTCCAGAACATCTTCCGCCCCGACCAAAGCAGCCCGGGCAGCATCCAGGCGCTGGGTGGGCGGCTCCTCTACGGCCTCCGCCAGGGCGGCTTCCACGCCGTCAATTTCCGCCTGGAGCTTTGCCACGCGGTCTCCGACCATAGAGGCAGGCAGTGAACCGCCCATCTGGTACAAGTCCAGAACACGCCCCATCTGCGCCCGCAGATCGTTCAGGCGCTGTTGCAGCGCAGCCCGGCGCTGGGCTACATCTTCGTCCTGCTGCGGCCCGGACACCGCCAGCTCAAGCGCCGCCGGGTCAAACGCCAGCTTCCGAATCTCGCCCTCTATAATAGCGTCCAGCTTCGCCACCGCCCAGCGGTCATTCCGGCAGTTTGGGTCGCGGATCATGTGCTTTGCGGATTTTGCCCGAGAGTAACAAACGTAGTATGGCCAGTAGCGCTTATTCTCGCCCCTGCCCGAGTAATTGCCGCTGGCAAAGTACCGGGCGCCGCAGCGGGCGCACCAAATAATACCACCTAGCAGGTGGGTGGATTTGAACGGAGAATTCCGCTCCATACCATCCGAACAGGTACGCTTCCAGCTTGAGGTGGCAAGCCGGGCAGCGGCAGCGTCAAAGGTTTCCTGTGAGATCAGCGGTTCATGCTGACCATCGTACACCTTTTTCGCCCAGTTTATCTTCCCAGTGTACAGCGGGTTTTTGAGGACGTCCCGCACTGTGGTATCAGACCCCCAGTCGCCGTCCTTGGTGGTGTAGTGCGCAGCCATATATTTACGAATGCGGTTCACCGGCCAGCCTTGGAGGTACAGAGAGAACACCTCCCGCACCTGCATGGCCTCGTACTCGTTCACCACAAGCCCATCGCCGCCCTCGGCAATGGTCTTGTAGTCGTAGCCGATAGGTGCATAACCGCCGCCGTGAAAAAGGCCGGCTTTTGCCCGACCGACTCGGCCAACCGCCATGCGCTCCCGGATCTGTTCACGTTCCAGCTGGGCGAACACCGACAGGATGCCGATCATAGCCCGGCCAAACGCCGTGGAGGTATCAAAGTTTTCGTTCATGGAAACAAAGGCACAGCCGTTCTTCAGGAACACGTCCTCGATCAGATACAGGGTATCCTTTTGGGAGCGAGACAGCCTGTCCAGCTTCCAGACCAAAACAGCACCGCACTTTTTCGTCTGCACAAGGGAGATCAGCTGCTGCATACCCGGACGTTCCAGCTTTGCCCCGGAAAAACCCGGATCGGTGATGACCTGGGCAACCACCCAGTCCTTCGCCAGACAGTACGCCTTTAGACGCTCCTGCTGCTCGCTGACAGAATAGCCTTTTTCGGCCTGCTCTCTCGTGCTGACGCGGACATAGCACGCCACCCGCAGGCGGGCGGAATCCATATCGCGCATAAAATCACCCCTTTTCAAATTCAGGGCGACGTGTTACAATAAGGGCAGTTGCCTTCCATGTCAACTGCCTGTGCTTTGTGGCGCAGCCCCCTGTTCCAGCAGGAAGCGGCCACCTCACCTTTTTGTGTTGTAGCACTGGCCCCAGCGCCGACCCTTTCCAGAGGGTCGGCGCTCTTTTGTTTTTACTACCAAAGACCACACCCCAACCGGGGTGTGGTCTTTTTTCATTTTACCCGGTGTCTTCGTGCATACTCGTAGCTTCGGCATCTGGGGTGCCGGATGCAGTACCAAAGTTCTTTTCGTAGGCGGCCTCGGCAGCCGCTACCCCGGAACCAGGCGGAGAGGCCTCTGCGCTTCCGGATTGCGCAGAGGAACCAACAATTTTTTGCATCACATCCCAGAACGCCTGCCGCTGGGCTTTGGACAGCTTGCAGTAATTTTCTACCATGTCCCGCTCCAACGGCGTCAGATCGTACTGCGTAGCCAGGGCATCCACAGCGCCGGAACTTTCCGGCAGGAACATCTCCCCGATGCCATTCAGCAGCCATTCACGGCTGACGTTGAACTCCTTGCAGATCAGAATCGCATTTGATTCCGTCAAGCGGCTTTTCCCGCTTTCAAGGTACGACATAGCGGAGATTTTAATTCCAATTCTGGAACCAAATTCCTGCTGGCTTAGCCCCAGCGCCTGGCGCACTGCCTTTACACGTTCATTTTCGGTCATTCAAATCACCTCCTTTCTTGTGGTTCCTATATTACCACAAAATTTCGACAATTCAAGTCTAAAAGCGATTTTTATACTTGACTTTTTTCGGTAATCGAAGTATTATACTTGCGTAACCGAAACTCAAGGCTTCGGTTATAGAAACCACACGGAGGTGAACCAGCAACATGAAGAACAACACCGCAGAGAAGAACAACGCCCCCAGCGCCGCCGAGATCGCGGCAGTGGTCGCGGCCTTCAAGAGCGCGACCCGGGAAGAGCAACTGGTCTTGAACGGCGTGATGCTGGGCATGGCTACCCAGCGCAGCATCACCGAGCGGGCAGGGTGAGGGGGGTGAGAACGTGACCGAAAAAGACCTTCTGGACGCCCAAGAGATCATCGAGATCTACAAAAAGACCCCGGTAGACAAGCGCCCGATTCTGACCGCAGCCTTCAACGCCTTTCTGGCTGGTGCGGAAGCACAGGAGCTTTCCAACGGCGAAATGGCCGGCCTTGAGCACTGCTTAATTGAACAGGCCTCAGCCAGCCTCGCCAAAATGACAACTCACTACTGCGGCTACGTTGAAACGTACATGGACGCCGCCCCGCCCAGCGAAGAACGGCTGGAAGCAGTCCAGCAGGGCATTAGAACCCTGAACCATATTTCAGTGACCCTGGAAAGGCTTCGGCGGGCACTGCAAGAGACAGCACCCGCCGAAGCCAAAGATTAAACCTTTTCCCACTCGCTTAGATCGGTAGGCTCACCCGAAACTTTACCGTCAAGCATATCCCACTCAGTACATCCGGTGACGTGCAGATATACGTCATCAGCAGCCTGCACCGGGGTGGAGTAAGAGCCGAAACACTCAGACCCGACAAAAAGACCATACCTTCCGTCCGGGTTTTGCTTGATAGAAAAGGTTCCGGCGGGCGAACGATAAACCCACAAAAGCAAAGCACCTCCTTTCTTGGAAGCTAGGCCGTTGCAGCGGCCCGCCTCCCAAGTATAAGGGAGGGCGGCTCAAAAGACAAGGTGACCCGCATGAAGATCACGAACCACTTCCCGGACGGCACAACCCGCAGCACAACGGCGGGCGTCCGGGTGCCGTACACCGTAAACACCGCCCCGGCCTACCAAACTCTGGCAGCTGTGAGCGAGAAACCCCGGACACGGGGAACGCCCGAAAAGAGGTGATTTTTCCACACTTTTCCCCAGGCTTTCAACACTGCTGATACGAGAAACTAACAGGAGGCAACGAAGGAAATGGAAAGAATTTTGATGAAGTTCGGCTGCACCGCAGGACAGGCCGCAGCGCGCGCCCCGCTCTATACCGGGGTTCTGGTCTACGAAGTGCTGGTGCTTGCAGTTGGGATTTTCCTGGCTCTCGACCAGGCCGGACGGCTCGACCGCCTGGGTTATAACCTCGGCCTGGCCCTTCGCCGCCTGCTGGACTATACCCACGAAAGAAGGTGAGGCCGCAGCCCCTGCCCGAACATCCACCCACAAAGCCAAAGGAGGCACGACATGGAACAGACCAAAGCAAGCAGCCTGATTGACATGGCCAACGGCGCCATCAAAGAGCGCCTGGACTACGAGATGGGCCGCGTGATTCAGAACATCAGCGACCCGAACACCAAGGCAACCGCCAAGCGCACCATTACGGTGAAGATCACCTTGGAGCCGGACGAAGAGCGCCAGCACGTTGAGGTGAGCGCTACCGCATCCAGCACCCTGGCAGCCCTGCACCCGGTCAAGACCGCCCTTGCGGTCGGCCAGGAGGGCGGCCACACCGTAGCTGTGGAGCTTACCCCGCAGATTCCCGGCCAGTTCGACACCTACGGTGGCGAGGCCCCGGAGCGCAAGGTTCTCAAGTTCGCCGACATTCACACCGCATAAAAAGAAAGGACCACACAATGGACATCAAGAACAGCTTCCTCGCAGACGCGATCAACACCCTCACCGAACTGGGCAAGAAGGCCGCAGAGCCGAAGATCGTAGAGGTCAAAGACCGCGCCCTCCTGGTGACCGGCAGCGACTTCACGGAGATCGAGCCTCCTGAGATTCCCAAGCCGGAAAGGGTCCGCACCCGCAGCCTGAACGCCCTGGTAGTGCTTATCAAGAGCGAGGTGGACAGCCAGACCGAGAAGCCGCCGCTCTACGTTTCCTGCAATACCTACAGCGACGTGGAGGTTTTCACCACGCCGAACCCCAAGGATGAGCTGCACCGCTGGCAGCCCTACCACGCAACGGCCAGCGACCTCCCGCCGCTGGTAGAGGATGTACGTTGGAGCTTCGACGAGGCAATGATCAAGCTCCGCTCCATGTTCCAGCGGGCGCCCGAGGGTGAGAAGAACGACGTGGATTACATCCTCGACCTGCTCTCCCACATGAGCTTTGACCAGAGCGTCAAGAGCGACGACAACGGCATCACGCAGACGGTGCAGGTGCGCAAGGGTGTCAGCTTCGTGGAAAACAAGGCAGTCCGCCCCATCGTAACCCTGGCGCCCTATCGCACCTTTCAGGAAGTGGAGCAGCCCGAAAGTGAGTTCGTATTCCGGGTCTACGATGACCGCAGCATCAGCCTGACCGCGGCAGACGGCGGGATGTGGAAGCTGGCCGCCCGGGACGCTGTCGTGCGCTACCTGGAAACTGCCCTGTGGGATGAGATCGCCGCAGGCAAGGTCAAGGTGACCCTGTAACCCCTTTTGGAAGCCGCTGCCTGTAGAGTAGAACAGACGGCGGAGGGTGGGAACGAGGGACAACACCACAGAAAGGGGACGCACACAGAAATGAAAATAGCCCTGCAGCACGGCCAAATTATACTGGCCGAGATAGAACCGCTGCGGTACGAACAGCTCAAGCGCATGGGGATTTTCCGCTGGAACAAAACCACGCGCACCATGACCGGCCCGGTCAGCCTGGACGCCCTCAACGCCTTGCATAACCGCTTCACTCTCCCGGACTTCGTGGAGACCGAGCGGGAACGTCTGGCAGAGGTCGCCCGCCAGGTAGAACAGCAGCGGGAGGCCACAGAGCCGAAACCGCTTGCAGCATACCCGGTCAGGGCGCAGATGTTCCAGCACCAAATCCGGGGCGCCAATATGGCGCTGCTGCAACTCACCTCGGGAGGCAAGGAACAGCATAAAGGCTTCGGTTTTCTCTTTGAAATGGGCTGCGGCAAAACCCTGACGGCCATTGCCACGATGGGCGCCCTGTACCAGCAGCACCGCATCGAGCGTGTGCTGGTAGTAGCCCCGACCAGCGTGTGCAGCGTCTGGCCGCACGACCTGCAGCAGTTCGCTGCTTTCCCCTACCACTGCGAAACCCTGCTGGGAGAAAAGAAAAAGCGACTGGAAGGTCTGGACGCCTTGGAGGTCTGGCCTTTCGCCTCGCTCAAGATCGCGGTCATCAACTACGAAAGCACACACCGGGACGGAATCTTTGACGCCCTGGTGGAGTACGACGCCGACCTGATAATCTGCGACGAGAGCCAGCGCATCAAGAACCACAGCGCCGCCCAGAGCAAAACCCTGCACAAGCTCGGCGACAAGGCCCGCTATAAATTAGCCTTGAGCGGAACCCCGGTGCAAAACAACGCCGTGGACTTGTACAGCCAGTACCGCTTTTTAGACCCGGCGGTCTTCGGCTCGAACTTCTTCGCTTTCCGAAACCGCTACTGCGTAATGGGCGGCTACGGACAGCATCAGATCATAGGCTACCAGCACATGGAGCAGCTCATACAGAAAGAACACTCCATAGCCTACCGTGTAACCAAAGCCGAATGCCTCGACCTCCCGCCGCAGACCTTCGAGAACCGATATGTGAAGTTCAGCCCGGCGGAGCGCAAGCTCTACGACCAACTCCGAAAATCCAGCTTTGCAGAGCTTGCGGGTGGCGACAGCATAACCGCAACCACGGTGCTGACCAAAATGCTCCGCTTGATGCAGCTCACCGGCGGCTTCACGCAGACCGACGACGGCACCCGCCCGCAGCAGATCGGCACCGCCAAGCTGGACGCCTTGGAGGACATTCTGGACGACTACGTCCAGGAGGCCGGGCAAAAGCTGGTAATTTTCGCCCGCTTCCGCCCCGAGATCGCAGCCATTGAGAACCTGCTCCGAAAGAAGGGCATCAAGTACGGCTCGATCTACGGCGACGTTCCGCAGGCAGAGCGGGGCGGCATAGTGGACGACTTCCAGCAGAACCCGGAAACCAAGGTCTTTGTAGCGCAGATTCAAACAGCCGGCCTCGGCATAACGCTTCACGCCGCCAGCGCCGCAGTTTTTTACAGCCTCGACTTCAACATGAGCAACTACGCCCAGGCACTCGCCCGGATTCACCGTATTGGGCAACACAACCCGGTGACTTACATTCACCTTCTTGTGGAGGACAGCATAGATGACCGGGTGCTGGAAGCACTGGCGAAAAAACAAGACATAGCGAGGTCGATTGTAGACGACTGGAAGCAATACTTCGGAGGCGAGTGAAAATGCCAAAAGGACGCTTTGCCAAAGACCTAACCGGGCAAACCTTCGGACTTCTGACGGTTGCCCGCCGGGCGCCGAACTACATCAGCAAGACCGGGCAGGAAGCCGTCTGGCGCTGCCGCTGCGAGTGCGGAAACGAGCTTGATGTTAGAGCAGGGCAGCTCCGAAGCGGTCACACCAAAAGCTGTGGGTGCTTCCAGAAAAAGGCCGCCGCAAAATCCAGCACCGTTCACGGTGGAGCAACAACAAAGCTCTACGGAGTATGGTCGAGCATGAAGCACCGCTGTACAAATCCGCATGATAAGCGCTTTAAGGACTACGGAGGGCGCGGGATTACGGTCTGTCAGGAATGGCTGCACGACTTTTCCGCCTTTCAGACCTGGGCGCTTTCTAACGGATACCAAGAAGGGCTCACAATAGACCGCATCAACAACGATGGCGGATACAGCCCAAACAACTGCCGCTGGGCTACCATGAAGGAGCAAATGGCGAACCAACGCCCCCGGCGGACAAAACACAAAGGAAGAGAGGAAAAGAACAACAATGACGATTCCTGAACAGGTTGACGCATACCGTGCCCTGCTGGACGAAAAGGACCGCCTGGCAGAGGAAACCAAGGCAAACAATCGGGCAATCGAGGCAGCCCGCGACGCCCTCGCAACGGCCATGATCGAGGACGAAACCCCGCAGATCACCCGGAACGGCTACTCCTACACCCTGACGCCCAAAACCAAATACAGCAAGGCCGCAGGCAAGGACGCTGAACTGATGGACGCCCTCCGCGCCAACGGCTTGGGCGACCTGATCAAAGAAACGGTCAACGCCCAGAGCCTGCAGGGTGCCATGAGCAACCTGGCAGAGGAAAACGACGACGAGCTTCCCGAGGAATTCGAGGGCTGCGTGAACGTGTACAGCTTCAACGACGTCACCCGGCGCAAGAGCAGCCGGAAACAGTAAGGGAGGATAAACACCATGGCAAACGAAAACGCTTTGACCGCGGTTCAGAGCTTCGCTCTGGCACCCATCAGCAGCGAGGTCACTGACCTCATCAAGGAAGAGCTGGACGGCCTCGGCCAGATTCCCTTTGATACCGTGAAGATTCCCAGCGGCGGCGGCCTGGCCTTTGAGCTTTCCGGCGACGACCCGGATACCCCCGAAACGGTACAGTCTCTGACCGGCGTAATTTTGCACCACCACGCCGTCAACAGCTACTGGCCCGGCGAATTCGACGGCAGCAACAATGTGCCGGACTGCAGCAGCGCGGACGGAAAGCAGGGTCTGGACATCAAGACCGGTGAAGTCCGGGACTGCTCCACCTGCCCCTTCAACCAGTTCGGCAGCAGCAGCAAGGGCAACGGCAAGGCCTGCAAGAACGGTCACCGCATTTACCTCCTGCGTAGCGGCGAAGTGCTGCCCGTCCTGATTTCCCTGCCTCCTACGAGCCTGCGGGCCTTTAAGGACTACGTCGCAAAGCGCCTGGTGGTAAAGGGCAAGCGCACTTCCAGCGTACTCACCACCATCAAGCTCAAGCGGGAGAAGAGCGCAGACGGCATCACATACAGCAGCTGCGTGTTCTCCAAGGCGGGCGACCTGACCCCGGCACAGATTGAACAGGTAAAGCCCACGGTGGCCTGGATTAAGAGCGTAGCCTCCACGGTTCCTGTTGTGGTGGAGGAAGCAGAGCAGCCCGCAGCACAGACCGACGCTGACGGCTTTGCTACGGTGAGCGACAAAAACGACCTGCCCTTCTAATACCACAACCTCCGAATGACCCGGTGCGGGCTGCAGGGTAACAGCCTTGCAGCCCGCAACTTTTTTCGACTTGGAGGACAGACGTGGATAAAGTAAACCTCGACGAACTGCTGAACTATAAAGAAGAATACAGCAAGTTCGTGCAGAAACCCGAATATAAAAAAGAGCGCATGACAAGCCTCTGCCCCTTCCACGACGACCGCAAGCCCAGCTTTTCCGTGGATCTCAAAACCGGCAAATTCGTCTGCTTCGCCTGCGGCAAGGCGGGCAACTACGTCAGCTTCAGAGCGGAGCTGGACGGCTGCTCAAACGCCGACGCATACAAGCGGATTCTCCGCGAGCATGGCGTTGACGAAACCAAAAAGGAACCCACCCGCCAAAACTACACCGTTGACGACTACGCCAAAGAGAAGAACCTCCCGGCGGACTGGCTTCGGATGGTCTGCAGCCTGGAGGACGGCAAAGAAAAGGACGGCACCCCCTACGTCAAAATTCCATACTTCGGGGAGGACGGCAAGCCAAAGGTCACCCGCAAGCGCATGGGACCGCACAAGTTCAAGTGGGGCTTCGGCTCGGCGGGAAATATGCTGCCCTACGGCCTCTGGCGCAAAGAGGGATTGGAGATCGCAGGCAGCTGTATCTTGGTGGAGGGAGAGAGTGACGCACAAACCCTTTGGTTCCTCGGCTACCCCGCCCTGGGCATTCCGGGCGCTTCCACGTTCAAGCCGGAATGGGCGGAGAGCCTCAAAGGGATAGAAATGCTCTACATCCACAAGGAACCCGACCAAGGCGGCCAAACCTTCCTGGACAAGGTGGCTCACGCCCTGAAAGATGCCGGCTTTGATGGAGGGGTTGAAACCTTCTCCTGCGCAGACGGCGGGCAGAAAGACCCCTCCGCCTTGTACCTCGACCTGGGCAAGGAAGCTGCCCAGGACAAGCTGGAAGAACTGCTGGCAGCGGCGCAGCCCCTGGACTTGGAACACCTCGACGACGCCCTCCCGGTGGCGATTGAGGGCGCACCCAAGAACCTGCGGCAGCCGCCCGGCTGGCAGTACGGCGAGTTCGGAATCAGCCGCATCGACGAAAAGACAGAACAGCTGGTCTGCGTCTGCCGGACGCCGATCATCCTGACCAAGCGCCTCAAAAAGACTGACACCGGCGAAGAAAAGATAGAGGTCGCCTGGAAGCGGGATGGCAGGTGGCACGACGCGATTTTCCCCCGCTCTATGATTTTCCAGAGCCGCAGCATTACGGTGCTGGCGGACAAGGGCTGCACCGTAACCAGCGAGAACGCAAAGCAAGTGGTGCGTTTCCTTGGCGCCTTGGAGCAAGAGAACATCGACGCCCTCGGCCTGCAGGAAAGTACCTCCACCTTCGGCTGGCAGTCAAACCACCGCTTCCTTCCCGGCCACGCCCCGGACATGGTGCTGGACATCGAACCCAGCATGACCCGCTGGGCTACCGCCTACTGCAAAAACGGCACCCTGGAAGCCTGGGTGGCAAGCATGGCTCCGCACCGCAGCCGCCCCCGGTTCCGCTTCATACTGGCCGCCAGCTTCGCCGCCCCCCTGCTGGCGATCATCAAGCAGCGAATCTTCTTCGTGTACAACTGGGGCGGCAGCCGGGGCGGTAAGACCGCAGCCCTGAAAGCAGCCCTGTCTGCCTGGGGCGACCCGGAGCGGCTCATGGCAAACTTCAACGCAACCCAGGTGGCGCTTGAGCGAATGGCTGGCTTTTACTGCGACCTCCCGCTCGGTATAGACGAGCGCCAGCTTGCAGGCAACAAGCAAGAGGGCCTGGAAAAGATCGTGTATATGCTGGCCAACGGCACAGGCCGCAGCCGAGGCAGCAAAGACGGCGGCCTGCAGGAGCTTCGCACCTGGCGCAGCGTAATTCTGGCCACTGGCGAAGAACCCATAGGCAAGGCGAACAGCCAGACTGGCGTCAGCACCCGCGTGTTGGAAGTAGTGGGCGCCCCCTTCGAGGACGAAACCAGTGCCAGCGATATGCACCAACAGGCCGCTCTAAACTGCGGCTGGGCAGGCCCGGCATTCATCCAGTACATCCTGGACATGGGCGACAGCGCCATAATAGACGAATACAGCGAAGTGCTGGAACGCATCCGGGCTCTCATGGGGACCCGGAACGGCAGCCACACCGCAGCGGTTGCCACAGTGACCCTTGCAGATCAGATGCTCTCCCGCTGCATCTTCGGAGAGGACGCCGAAACGGCGCAGATGGAAGCGCAGCACATGGCGAACTGCATCACGGCAGGCATCCAAGAACAGGAACAGCCGGACGTGAACGAACAGGCAGCCCAGTACATCAGCGACTGGATCAGCGCCAATGCCAACAGCTTCACTGACACCAACGCCATCGGTCAGAGGTACGGCAGCATTGAGGACGGCACGGCGTTCATCCTGCCCACCATCCTGCGGGAAGCGCTGGAAAAAGGCGGTTTCTCCTACCGAAAAACCATGAACTGGCTGGCGGAGAACGACGTTATAGAAATGCCGACAAGCGGCAGAGGGTTCCAGATTCTCAAAAAGTTTGGCGGACGTCCAGTGCGCATGGTCTCTATAGACATGGAAGCTCTACAAAACCCGCCCGACCCGGCAGGCTTCAGGGAGATCACCGACAAGGACGACTTGCCTTTCTAAGGTAACAACAAGGGTAACAACATCAGGTCTGACTGTCGTAACAAAAAATAGCGAAAATTCGAGTCTTTTATAAAATAGTAACAACAGTAACAACAGTTACAACAAAAAACATTAAACATTCGTGACGGGCGAAAAATAGCCGCAAAGCAACTGACACTAAAATAGCAACTATAAAATAATGTTGTTACCAGTAACCACTATAAATTCAGCGAAGATTCGTAGTTAAGCGGTAACAACAGTAACAACTTCCCGCCCGACCCGGCAGGCTTCAGGGAAATCACGGACAAAGACGACTTGCCCTTCTAAGCCCGGTGTGCAAGCCCGCAGGGAGCCGCAACAGTTCAGGCGGTAACTTTTCCAGCCGGACAAGGTGAAACGTCCACGGCGCAACTTTTTTCCAGCGGAAAAAACACAAGCTTCCTCCATTACCCAAAAATTACACGAGCCTTACACATTTCTCCAAACATAGGTGTAATGAAAAACAAAACGAAAATGCGCTCTTTTTTAAGGTTCCTTACACCTATTACACCAAAAATCAAAATACATTCGTGACGCGAGGCGGAGCGCAGATCAACAGCCGCAGAACGTATAAACGAACCCTCAAAACAAAGGTGTAAGGTGTAACGCTCACAAAATACACGATTCACCGCCAAATGTGAATTACACTCATTACACCTTCACCAACAGAAAGGACAAAGAGCATGGAAATCAACGCTACAAACGAAGCCCGCAGCACCGAGAACGAGAACGCCACCCATGACACCTGGTTCCGCTTGAGCCTCGACCTGCACACGCCCCATGACCGGGGCGGCTCGAACCCCGACTCTAACCTGAGCTTCTCCGGGACTACGCCCGAGGCTTTCGGCCACGCCCTGGCAACCATTCTGGACGTGGTGACCTCTACCGTGTACGGCGGGCAGCTCAACGGCGGGCAGCTCAACGGCCTGCAGGAGATCATCGACCACGATGTCTCCGAACTGCGGGCCAGCAGCGAAAAGGCACAGGACGACGCCCAGCAGCCCAAGCGCAACCCCGCCCTGGACGTGGACACCCCGAAGATCAGCACGGTGACCGAGCCTCGCCCCAGCTTCGCCCCCCCCCTCTAAGCCGGGCGCCCGGGGCGCAAAAGGCTTGATGCTACTCACCTGCCCGAGCTGCCACCACACCTTCAAGCACTTCGCCCGGGAGAACACCGACAAGGTCAAGTGCTTCTGCGGCACAGAGGTGCCGGTGGACAACGTCGCCCGCTTCGAGTTCACCTGCAAGCAGTGCGGCAAGCTTTCCTTCGGATGGACGAACATCGAAGCAGCGACTATTGAGGCAGGCGCTCTGCACTGCGTCTGTACAGCAACCGCCCCGGAAATGATTTGGCACCCCGCAACCCGGAAATTCCACGGCTAAAATAAAACGCCCGCACCGGGAAGGTGCGGACAGATTGGAGAAACGCATGAACTACAAAAACCCGCTTCCTTCCCCCTACGACTACGAAAAGCTGGGCGCATACCTTCACGCCCTGGTTGATGCAGGCGCAGCCCGCAACGTGACCGAGGCCAGGAAGTTGGCCCGCAGGCTGGTGCCCTTGGAGGCGAAAATCCAGAAAGAGATCCTCGCGTACCTCCGCAAAGAGGTGGGCGGATTTTGGTGGAAGGACGCCGCCGGACCGTACCAGCAGAAAGGCATCCCGGACATCGTAGGCTGCCACGAAGGGCAGTTCTTCGGCTTCGAGGTCAAGCGCCCACTGGTGGGCGAACTGAGTGCCATCCAGCGCCACACGCTGGCAGCCATCAACGCTGCAGGCGGCACCGCCTACGTCGTAACCAGCGTGGAGGATGTACGCCGGGTGTTCACCCCGCCGCAGAGCGAAGGGGAGTGGTGACCCTTGCCATACATGAGCCTCCGGGAACAGCGGCACCTGCTGCGGCGATACCTCAAGCAGTACCGCTTGGAGCGGACACCGGCGCACCGCCAGGCCGTGCAAGACACCCTGCTCCACCTCGACCCGATGCACCCCGCCGCCCCGATCATGCGCCTGCGGTACATAGACTGCCGCAGCTGGCGAGCAACGGAGCTGCGAACATACTACTGCCACAGCAGGGCCTTTGAACTGGAAACCCGGGCCATAGACGACCTGCTCCAGGTTCCAGAGGTCCAGGAAGAAATAACAAAATGGGAGGAAATTCACAGTGACACTTGAGGAAGCCTGCCGCCTGCTCGACCCGAACACGACAGCAGAGGAACTGGCGAAAATCGAATACTACAACGGCTTCAACGGCAAAAAGGCCTGCATTGAGGCCATCGATGAAGCCTGCACACTGTTGGTGGGAGCTGTCCGCAGCGCCCACCACGAAGCACGGAGCGGCACCGCCCCGGACAGCACCAAGGTCTACCTTGTACCCGAGTACGAAATCAAAGAGATTTTCAATGACATCGGGCGCAGCGAATGGAAAACAAAGACGTCGCCCCGAGAGCGCTTCTTGTGCCTGTCGCACACCTTGGACAACTGCCCGGCGCTGGTGGCCGTGGACAATACCACCGGCGACGCCTGGACGGAGGATTTTACAAGCCTTCCGGCGGCGCTGGAATGGCTCAACAGGGAGGATAAAAAGTAAATGGACTGGATTTGTGGATTTTTGACCGGCTGCATTGCGGGCTGTATTTTCGGCCTGGTGCTTGCACCTTGCCGCAAGGAAACGGCGGTGGTTGTAACCAGTACTCCGCGCTGGGGTGGCGTATTGCGGATGGATTGGAGCCGCTGCGAGTTCCCTGGCCCGCCTGATGGATGGAACCTCGCAGATCACCCGCTGGAAGCAGAGGGCGAAGCTCTCGACACGGTAGGAGGTGGCGCAGAATGATGAACTTTGAGCGGCTCGTGCTGATTGGCGCCCTGGCAGCAGCGGTCACCGTTGGCGGCGCACTGAACGCCCGGGTCAAAGACCTGGTGCAGCAGCGGGACATCTACCAAAGTCGGGCCGCCAACTGGGAGCAGGACGCCCTCAACTGGCAGACCGAGGCGCAGGAGGCAGAAGCTCAGGTCGCAGATCTCAAGAACGACCTGGAAGCAGCGCAGACCGGCCCCGCTGGGTTCAGCGCAGTATACCTCGGGGAGTTCAACTGCACCGCCTACTGCTCGGAGCAGTACGAACATATCTGCGGCACCGGGGACGGCATCACCGCCAGCGGCGCACCTGTACAGGTAGGCGTGACCGTGGCAGCAGACCCGGACATTTTGCCCCTCGGCTCTGCGATATACATTGAGGGCGTCGGTCTGCGGTACGTCCAGGACACCGGCAGCGCCGTGAAGGGTAAAGCCTTGGACGTGGCTGTGGACACCCACAGCGAGGCACTCACCTGGTCTGAGTACGGAACGCACCGGGTCTGGCTGCTTGAGGTTGAGTGAATAGGAGGTACAGCATGGACGAAGTACGACTGATCGACGGAAACGCTCTTGAACAGGAAATGCGAGAGTTTGCAGTGCAGATTTGGATCGAGAGCAAAAACACGAGCACCTGCGAAGAAACTGCGGAGGCTTGCGCCGACATGGTGAGCGATGCCCCGACCCTCATTCATGAACTTTCAGAGTGGCGCAAACCGGCAGAGTCTCCGCCAACTCGAAAAGATGCAAACAAGAACGGCTGCATTTTAGCAGTTCACAAGCTTTTTGATTTTGATGCTGACTGGTGGCATTTTTCAACCGTGGCAGGCAATCCAGAAGATTTTTACTGCTGGTACCCTACACCTGAACCTCCGAAGGAGCTACTGAAATGACTAATCCTTGTTACCATTGCCAGCAGCGCAGCACCGCCTGCCACGACCGCTGCGAACAGTACCAGGAGTGGCGGGAATTTTACCAGGCCGAAAAGGACCACGACAAGCAGGCCAACACCCTCTGCACGATCCACAAGGGCGATTTTGACGCCGACACCTGGCACGGGAAGCGACGGAGGCGGCTCATCTGTGCCGCCCCAAGGTTCAGCCGCCGCAGTTCATAGCGGTGACGGCGGACGAATACGAACTGACCCTCGGCGCTTTTGATACCGTCAAAGAACTTGCAGCTTGGAGCGGCCACGAGGTCTTCGCCATATACCAAAGCATGGAGCATGGCCGCATACTACGAAAAGGCCCGGCCAAAGGCTGCAAGGTGCTGCGGTATACCGATGGACACTATACCGCCGGGATCCTGAAACCCCGGCACAAATAATAAAACCGCCTGCGGCAGGTACAACACCCACCGCAGGCGGTTTTTATGCCCTCGGATATTCAGGGACGGCCTCCCACGAGAACGGAAATTCTTTGTCGGCCAGTCCTTGGCCGTTCCACTTGGTCTGGTAAGTAACCTCCATCCCGATCTCGGCGCCAGCAGCATCTACCAAAATCAGCATCAAGCCATCCTTGAACGGCGTGTCCGCTTCATAGCCGCCGCTCCACTTCGTAGCAGTACACCACCGCACAAGATCGTCGCAGAGCCGCTGCCGGACGCATACCCGCCCGGTCTCTTGGATGCGGTACACGTCCTCGGAAACGCCGGTCTGCTCCCCGATGAGCCGGACATGGCGCACATAGCGAAAGCGGTCTCTGCCGTTGGTCGCCACGACCTTTGCATTCAGCCCCTCCATCAGCGACGCCCAGCCGCTGCGGATTCGCCCAGCAGGTAGACCCAGTGACGCCCGGTCTCGTCCCGCTGCCACTCGCCGCCCATAGCCTCAAAGGCGGATGTCATACCAGCATAGGCGACCTGGTACGGATTCGGCACTGGCTCGCCGTTGTCGTCATAGGCCAGGGTGCCAGCAGCCTGCTGCTCTGCAGCAATCCGCTGAGCGTAGGACCACTGCAAGTCGAGCTTTTCGGCCATCCCCCGGAGAGCAATGCGAAAATCAGATTTTTTCATACTAAAAACGTCCTTTCTGTGGTTGGTTCCCACGACCATCTTGCCGGCCTCGGCAAAATGGTTTCGGCTGCTGCCAGGCAGCCATCGTCAGGTGGGTTATTTCTTGAGCCGCTCCGCCACGGATGCCCAGAACTTGCGGGCTTCTTTGTGGCGCAAGACGTCCGGGTGATTTTCGCCCCAGTCCCAGGCCTCCCGCTCGATGTAGGGGTCAAGCTCCTTTGCCAGCCCCATGAAGTGCTCCGCCAGCGCGGACGTGTCCATGCCGGTGACGACCTCGATCTCCGCGTGCTCTTCGTTCCAACGGTGAGCTTCGTTTCGCGTTACCCAGCTATTGGTGAAGATCGCAATCGGCCAGGAGCAAAGGTTGTACTTCGCCGTGCTTGGCTGGCCGTTCCGCTTGAGCTTCATCAAGCTGTAGGAGTTGCCGCACCAGCTCGGGTCGCCGGGCGACCTTTCGATGAACCACAGCCCGTTGTCATTCTTGAAGTAAGCCCCGGACACCCGGACGATGTCCCCGGTCTTCATTTCCACGCCGTTCTTGTCAACCATTGTTCAGCCCTCCTTAACCAGTTCCATAAGCTTTAAAACGCGGTTCCACTGCTCCTGATTCATGCAGCCACCGTTGTCCACAAAGTTCCGTGCGAATGCGATCTCGGCTTCCATCTCGGCCTTACTCATCTCGTTGAGGTTTTTCATTTTCATTTCCTCCGTTCAATGTGTTCCCTTTCGGTGTCTGTGTCTTACCACATAAACGCGGTAAACTCCACTGGCAAACAGTCCAATGATTCAAGGCGCAGTTTGTCTCTTTTGCTCCACACCGGACAACAAAAAGACGGGGTCAAACCCCGTCGGAATAGAGCCGCTCCGCCCGGAACACTGGCGCCATGGAGTAGTGCCAGGGCATGACCCACTCGCCACTGTCAGACACCCGGATCATCGCCCGCTTGACCCCCTCCCCGGAAAACTCGGCCTTGACCGACTTCTCCGTGCGGGACAGCACCTTCATCAGAAACACGCAATCGTGGTTGCATGCGCTGCGGGCGTAGTAGACGGAACCAACTTCAAATTTGAACATAACAGAAACCTCCCTTATTCTTCGACCTCGACGGCGGCAGCCCTTGCGGAAAGGGCTTTGTGCTCGTCGTAGGTGATACCGAAACGCACATAGGCCTTTTCGATGTAATGCTGGACGTTGCGCCGATCTTCCTCGGTCAGTACCTCATCAATCATACCAGCCAGAAACTCGAACGTCATTTTTGTTTTCCTCCGTTTCTTTGTTGTGCCTGTGTCTTACCATACAACCGCCGGGAACTCAATCGGCACAGCGTCCAATCTTCGGGAGGTGAATTTGTACTCTTTGCTCCTTGACCGCCCGGCACAAAACCGCTATCATATAAAGCACAGCCCCCGCAGGAGTCCGACCCTGCGAGGGCTGCATACCGGGGTGCATCAGGCCTTAGCCTTCATCTTCGGCTTCGGCCTCCCAGACTTCCTCTGGGCTGACACGTTCAACGCCATCTTCACCGATAAAGCCGTAACCCGTGTCCAACATGGTATGCACCCCCTTTCATAGGCGCCTGGCTCGCAACAGCTGGGCGCCTTTTCTGTGTGTATGATACCACGCAAACGCAGTAAATCAATGCGCATATAGTCCAAAGAATACGGCGCTCGTATGGCAAAACTGCACGAAACGGATTTGTCAAGCCCTATTTTCAAAAAAGTTGCGATTTTGAGTAAAGAGCGGACTTTTTTGGTCTTTTTCTATGCTACACTGGGAGTATGCAGAGGACATTCACAAGGACGCAGGGCTTTTATTTCCCTCTTTCACCTGCGCCCCGCTAACGTATAGCCAGGGCAACCGGGTGCCGAGCTTCCAGCCCGACCAGCAGGGAGCAAAGCACCCGGAAACCTTGGATTTATGCGGAAGAACACAGCCGCAGATCGCACACCGTGCAATTCAGACCCGCTGCTGGGCGGCGTAGGTACTACCTGGCAAGAACTGGCAGCGGGGCAGTGAAGGCGCGAAGTGTTCCCGCGCGAAAACCAAAATTTTTCAACCATTTCGCTACGTCAAGCGCAGTAAATGCCCGCCGCGGCCCCAAAACAAACCCTATTTTTTCATTTTGCGTGCATAGCTCAACAGGTAGAGCGCCCACCTTCCAGGCGGGTGACGTTGGTTCAAGACCCGCTGCACGCTCCAACAAGAGGACGAACGCATGGAAATCGAAACCCGGCGACTTGCCGACCTGAAACCGGCAGACTACAACCCCCGCAAAAAGCTGGAACCGGGTGACCCGGAATATGAGAAAATCGCCCGCAGCATTGAAGAGTTCGGATACTGCGACCCGATTATCATAAACCGGGACGGCACCATCATCGGAGGACACCAGCGGACGCAGGTGCTCCTGGACATGGGAGCCGAAACCGCAGACTGCGTTGTGGTAGACCTTGACCCCGACAAGGAAAAAGCCTTGAACATCGCCCTCAACAAGATCACCGGCAGCTGGGACGAAGCAAAGCTGGCCGACCTGATCGGCAGCCTTGACCTTGAGGGCTACGACCTCACCAAGACCGGCTACTCCGAGCCAGAACTAAAGTCCATCCTTGCCCAGGTCACCGTGACGCCTGACGACTTCGGCCAGGATTTCTCCCTCCCGAACCGCCAGCACGTTCTCGCCCACACTATGAACGTCACCCTGCACAAGCAGCAAATCGCCCTCATCCGGGCGGCGCTTGCGCAGGCAGAAAGCGAGGGCCTCGGCGAAACCTACGGGAACACAGACAAGAACGGAAACGCCCTCAGCAAGGTGGTGCAGGAATGGCTCAAACAGAACACAAGCTCGTCCGAGAGCGACGACCTCTGACCTCGATTCACCCGGCAGACTATAACCCCCGCAAGGAACTCAAGCCGGGAGACCCCGAGTTCCAGAACATCCAGCGCAGCTTGAAAGAATTTGGCTACGTTGACCCGATCATCATAAACAAGGACGGCACCATTATCGGCGGCCATCAGAGAGCGTCCGTTTTGAAGTCCCTGGGCTACACCGAGGCGGACTGCATCGTGGTAGACCTCAGCAAGCAGGACGAAAAAGCCCTCAACATCGCCTTGAACAAAATCGGCGGTCAGTGGGACATGAGCCTCCTGAGGGACGCCCTACAAGACCTGACCCTCAGCCCGGTGGACGTAAACGCTACCGGCTACAGTGACGACGAACTCAGCGTCATCCTCGGGGACGTCATGCTGGAGAAGCAGCACGAAGAAAGCCCCATCGACAGAATGACCTTCACATTCAGCCTGGAGCAGTACGCCGACCTGCAGCAGGCCTTGCAGATTATCGGCGCAAAGTACAAGCCCGACCAAATGGAAACCTTCGGGAATACCAACAAAACCGGGAACAGAATCTACATGGTGGTGAAAGAATGGGCAGAGCAAAAGAAATCCAGATCCGGGTGATACCCTCCAAGATTGCGAACCCCTTCATCCGGGCGCACCATTACAGCGGCAAGGTCGTAAACAACTCCTGCCTGCACTTCGGAGCTTTTCTCGACGGGCGCCTCCACGGCGTCCTGAGCTATGGCCCCAGCCTGGACAAGAAGAAGATCATCGGCCTGGTAGAGGGAACCGCCTGGGACGGCTTTCTGGAACTCAACCGCATGGCCTTTGACGACTACCTTCCACGGAACTCAGAAAGCTACTGCATCGCCAAGACCATCCGCCTGATCAAGAAGCAGGCGCCGCAGGTAAAATGGATCATCAGCTTTGCCGACGGCTGTTCCTGCGGCGACGGCACCATTTACCGGGCCTGCAATTTCGTCTTGACCGACATCAAGAGGAACGATGCCCTCTGCCTCCTGCCGAACGGCGACAAAATCCACAAGATGACCCTGCACAGCAACCCGACCTCCCCCCGCCCGGAGCTTGGAGGCCGTACCTTCTACGAGGTGACCGGCGGCAAGTACGACTGGGACGCTTACGTCAAAGAGGTTGGCGGCACCATCCTACCCGGCTACCAGCTGCGCTATATCTATTTCATAGATCCCGAATACAGGCAGCGGCTCAAGGTTCCCGAGATACCGTTCAGCCGTATCGACGAACTCGGCGCAGGTATGTATAAGGGTCAGCAGGTATCCCAGGCGGAGCGCCACGCCGAAAGTCACTTTGAACAGTAGGAGGACGCATGGCAGCAGAAACCGGCGGGCAGCTTTACGAATCCAAGGTCATAGCCCAGCTTTTTGGCGTTTCCGTCCGTCGCATCCAGCAGCTCACACAAGACGGCGTCCTGGAAACAGTACACATCTCCGGCCAGCGGAACAAATACGACCTCATTCCCACGATTCAGGCATATATCAAATACCTGTCAGATAAGGCGTATGGCCGGGAAGCGAAGCTATCGGAAACCGAACTGAGGGAAAAGAAGCTGCAAGCGGAAATTGCCCTCAAGGAATCGCAGACCGAGCTTCACCAACTCCGCACCGCCATTGCAAACGGCAAATATATCAGTATAGAGGAAGCGCAGGCGGACTATACGAAGTTCTTTGCAGTCCTCAAGCGCTTTTGCTCCGGCCTCCCGAGCCGGGTCGTTGGCATGATAGGCTCACGAATCTCCCCCGTGGAGAGCAGAGAATTGGAGAAAGACTTGAATAAAGAGATCAACGACATTCTCCGCACCTTCGTCCTTGCAGCAACCGTCAAGGACGGTGACGGTGGATGAAACCCACAGCCCAGCAGCCCCGGTTCTATAAGTTCCGAAAGTACCAGGTTCCTCAGTACATCAAAGATGCTCTGGACGCCCTGAAACCGCCGGATGATATAACCGTAAGCCAATGGGCCGAGCAATACCGCCAACTCAGCCGCAAGGAATCCAACCTGCAGGGCGCCTGGCGAAACAGCGTCACTCCCTACCTCGTCGGCATCATGGACGAATTCAACAACTGGGAAACGGAGCGCATTGTCGTGGTAAAGCCTACCCAGGTGGGCGGCACGGAGGTCGAGCTTAACGCCCTCGGCTACCTGATAGACCAAGACCCGGCTCCGACCCTGATCGTTTACCCCAACGACGAAATCGCCGAAAGCACCTCAGCAAACCGCATTATGAGTATGCTGGAATCCCCCCGCTTGAAGCGGCATTTTCTCAAAAATGCCAGTAGCAAGAAGGAGCTGCAGTTCACCACAGATATGTACATTGCCCTCACCGGCGCAGGATCTGCGGCAGACCTTTCCAGCAAGCCCATCCGCTATCTTTTCCTCGACGAGGTGGACAAGTTCAAGGCGGCGACCACCCAGGAAGCCGATCCTATAAGCCTGTCCATTGAGCGAACCAAGAGCTACTTCTCTAACCGCAAAATCTATATTTGCAGCACCCCCACACTAAAGACCGGCCACATCTGGAAAGCAAAGGAAGCCTGCGACATTGAAAAACATTTCTTTGTTCCTTGCCCGCACTGCGGGAAGTATATAGAGCTGAAATTTGCACAAATCCGCTGGCCCGGCAAAGATGAGGGTCTAAGCGAAGGTGACCGAGCGGAGGCGGCGCAGTACATCTGCCAGGAGTGCAGCGGGGTCATTACAGACCACGACAAGCCCGCCATGCTGCTAAAGGGAGAATGGCGGAACGTCCGCCAGAGCGCCCGCACCGCCCGCAGCGTTGCCTTTTGGTTCAATACCCTATACAGCCCCTTCACCCGATTCTCGGAAATTGCCCGTGAATTTATGAAGTCCAAGGACGACCCCGACAAGCTGCACAACTTCGCCAACTCCTGGCTCGCGGAGCCTTGGGAGGACACGAAGCTCAAAACCAGCGCCGACCTCGTGCAGGAGCGCCAGACGGAGTTTGAAATGTTCGAGCTTCCGCCCTGGACGAAGCTCTTGACCGGCGGCGTGGACGTGCAGGAAACCTGCCTCTATTGGACTATCCGCGCCTGGGGCGATTACAGTACATCCCAAAATATAGCCCACGGCCAAGCCGCCAGCTTCGGCGAGGTCGTAGACATAATGAACCTGGAATTCAAGCGGGACGACGGCCAGCAAATGCTGGTAGACCTCGCCCTCGTCGATTCCGGCGACCAAACAGAGGAAGTCTATGACTTCTGTATGCAGAACTCGGAGTGGGCGCTTCCAGTAAAAGGCACCGACACGATGCTCAGCAACTATAAAATCTCGACCATCAACAAGGCAGGCTCCGCCGCCTACGGTATGCGCTTGGTTCTCGTAGACGGCGGCAAGTACAAGGACGCTATTGCTTCTCGTATGCGCCGCCCGAACGGCAAGGGCAGCTGGATGGTCTACAAGGGCGTTGATCAGGAATACTGCGAACAGGTCACCGCTGAACACAAGATCACCGAACGTGCCACCAACGGCACAGAGCGCACCCGCTGGGTGCCTAAGACCAGCCATCCAAATAACCACTTCCTCGACTGCGAGGTCTACGCCTACGCCGCAGCGGAAATGCTCGGAGTACGCAGCCTCCACCTGCAAAACAAGGGCAGCGCAGCCCAGCCGGAAGCGCAGCCCGCACCGCAGCAGCGTACCGACACCACCCCCGAGGAAAGCTGGATTCATCAGAACGACGGCTGGTTTTAAGAAAGGAAACACGACATGGCAGACGAAACCATCAACTATGGCGACCCCGCCGCCCTGCTGACGGAAGTAAACAAAGCCATCGCCGCAGTCATGGTCGGAGGCCAGAGCTACAAAATCGGCTCCCGCTCCCTGACCCGAGCGAACCTCACCGAACTGCGGAACCTCCGGGCAGATCTCGCCGCCCAGGTGGAGGAACAGAGCGGCTCTTCCCTTTTCCGTGATACGTTCGCCGCATTTTTTGAGGGGAGATAAAGCGCATGGCATGGCTCGACAGAATCATTGAAGCAATCTCCCCCCGGGCAGCCTATATGCGCGAGGGTTGGCGGCAGCAGCTCGGCCTTATCCGCGGTTCAGGCTATGACGCCGCAGACGGTGGCCGGCTGAATAAGAACTGGCGGGCGACCAACGAGGCCGCCGACATCACAGACCGTTACAGCCGGGACACCCTTCGCGCCCGCGCCCGCGACCTTGAGCGGAACTCGGACATTGCAAACGGCGTCCTCAAGGCTTTCAAGAGGAACGTGGTCGGCAACGGCTTCACCTTGCAGGCCAAGACCGGCGACGACGACCTCGACGACCAAATCGAAACCCTCTGGCGGCGCTGGACACGACGCACAAATTGCGACGTCACCCAGCAGCAGAGTTTCAACGAGCTTCTGCGCATGGCAGTCGTTCGGAAAAAGGCAGACGGCGGCATTCTTTTCAAGAAGTGCTACACCCCCGGCGGCCTACTTCCTTTCAAGCTGCAGGCTCTGGAAGTAGACGAACTATCCCGCTCTGTGGCCTCGCCCAGGTACAAGGGAGATCGCGTCATTGGCGGCATTGAGTACAACGAGTACAACAGGCCCGTGGGGTATTGGATAGAGCAGTACAACATTGACGGCTGGGAAACCAACCAGCCTGTCTTCTACCCCGCTAAAGATATTATTTTCTATTACAGCAAGAGCCGCCCCTCTCAGCTTCGAGAGGTTAGCGACCTTGCCCCGAGTTTGAGCCGCATCCGGGACGCCAACGAGTTTATCGCTGCCGTTTCGATGAAAGAGCGAATCGCCGCCTGCTTTGCCCTGCTCATCAAGAGAGCCGTTCCCACCGGCGGCTTCCAGGGCGGCTCCCGAAACAACACCGACAAAGACCGCACGTCCTACTCCGGCAAAATGCTGACCCCCGGCCTCATTTCAGAAATGAACGCCGGTGACGATGCAGTCACCATCAATCCCGGCAACGGCAGCAGCGAAGCAACCGGCTTCCTCAAGCTGCTGCAGCGCCTTGTGGGCGCAGGCCAGGGTTTGAGCTATGAATCCACCTCCCGGGATATGTCCGAAACGAATTACAGCAGCGCCCGCCAGGGCATGATTGAGGACGACCTCACATACACCGAGGAAGTAGAGCTGCTGCAGGGTAAGCTTATGGTCGAGGTCTACGAAACCTTTTTGATTTCCGCAGTCCTCGCCGGGAAGCTCACCATCCCGGATTTTTGGGACGACCCGCAGAAATATATGGAGCACGAATGGGTCGCTTCCCCCAAAAAGTGGATTGACCCGCAGAAAGAAGCCAACGCAAACAAGATCGCACTCGAATCTTGCGTTAAGTCCTTCAAGCAGATCAGCGCCGAACAGGGCCGTGACTGGAAAGAACAGATTGACGACATGGCCGACGTTGTAGCATACGCCAAGGAAAAGGGAGTGCAGATTGGAGGTTATAAGAGTGTCCAGAACGAATCCCAAACAGACCCGAAAGAAAACCCCGATGAATAACCAGCCCCTGCAGCGCGATTTCTCCACGGCCAGCATCCGGGCAGTGAGCGACGACGAAAACAGCCGCACCTTTGAACTGAGCTTTAGTTCTGAGGAACCTGTTCAGATGTGGTTCGGAACCGAGATCCTCGACCATTCCAGCAACGCCATGGATATGAGCCGAATGCAGAGCATGGGCATCGTCCTTTTTAACCACGACAGGAACCGGGTGATTGGTAAGGTCACCCGGGCATGGGTTGAGGACAACCGTGGCAAGGCCACGATTGAGTTTGACAACGACGAGGACAGCGAAACCGTCCGCTCCAAGGTCGCCAGCGGCACCCTCAAGGGCGTTTCCGTCGGCTATCGTGTCTTCAACTATGAGAGCGTCAAAGAGGGCGCCAAATCCCTGGACGGGCGCTTCACCGGCCCCTGCTACATCGCCAAGAAGTGGCAGCCCTACGAGATCAGCATTGTTTCCGTCCCCGCCGACACCACCGTCGGCGTTGGTAGAGATATGACCGAGGACGGACAGCCGCCCGCAGTACAAACCGCCCCGGGTCTGGCTTTCTACGAGAGCCAGCTCGCCGCAAATCGTAACTACTAACTGGAGGTAAATCACACATGAACAAGAGAGAGCAGCTGCGGCAGAAACTGCAGCGCCAGCAGGCCATCCTGACCGCCGCCCGCACCGCAGGCCGCGACATGACCGAGGACGAGACCCGGGAATTTAACTCCCTGCAGAACGACATCGAGACCCTGCGCCCTGAGGCTGATGCTGAAGCGGAGGCAGAGCGCCAGGCTCAGATTGAAGCCGCCCGCACCGCGGAGCGCCAGCGTGTCACCGATATCACCACCCTGTGCCGGAACTTCAACGTCGATGCTTCCCAGTACATCACCGGCGGCCAGACCGTAGACCAGGTGCGCACTGCCATTCTGGACGGTATGATTCAGAACGGTACTCCTGCCCGCACCGGCGTCAAGGTGACCGCCGATGAAACCGACAAGTTCCGCGCAGCAGCAGCTGACGGCCTTATGACCCGCAGCGGCCACACCCCCGCAGCCCCTGCGGATGGCTCCCGCCAGTTTGCAGGCATGAGCCTGCGTGACATCGGCATTGAGTGCCTGACCCGCGAGACCGGCAAGAGCGCTTCCGACTTCATGCGTATGAGCGCAGATGACCTGTACACCGAGCTGGCCCGTGCATTCCACAACCCCTCGGCATCCTTCCCCGCCATCATGGACACCGCCATCAACAAGAGCATCGTCCACGCCTACGACCACGCTCCGACCACCTTCGAGAAGTTTACCCGCAAGGGCACTCTGCGTGACTTCAAGCGCACCGACGGCCACAACTACCTGATCGGCGGCGTTGGCGACCTGCTGCTGGTTCCTGAGAACGGCGAACTCAAGGCGGATACCCACAAAGAGGAAATGCTGCCGCAGCGCAAGCTGGATACCTACGGCCGTCAGTTCAGCATGAGCCGCCAGGCGTTCATCAACGACGACATCGGCTTCCTGTCCGAGGTTCCCGGCATGTACGCTGCAAAGAGCAAGAAGCAGATCAACAAGATGGTCTACTCCATCCTCTACAACAACGGCCAGATCTATGACGGCAAGACCCTGTTCCACGCCGATCACAAGAACCTGATTTCCTCCGGCAGCGCACCGACTGGCGCAGCCATTCAGGCCATGATTCAGCGGATGCAGCTGCAGGATGACCCGTTCGGTGAGGCCATCAACCTGGCCCCCTCTACTATCATCCTGCCCGTTGGTTACGGCTTCGCCATGCAGTCCATCTTCGGCAGCCCCACCATCCAGACCAGCGAAAACACCCAGGCAGCAAACCCGCTGTATAACTACCGCTACCCGATGGAGATCGTCGAGGACGCCACCCTGAACATCCTGGCAGGCTCCGGCGCATGCCCCTGGTTCCTGGGCGCCAACCGCGAGGAAACCACGGGCATCCAGGTCGATTACCTGAACGGCCAGGAGACCCCCACCTTCCGCCGCAGCGAGACCGTCGGCCAGCTGGGCTTTGTGTGGGACATTTGGCTGGACTGGGGCATCAGCGTCATGGACTACCGTGCGTTCGTGAAGAACCCCGGCGCTGCCCTGCCCACCCTGTAAGAGATAGGAGGAAACGTACATGATCGCAAACTACCAGCAGCCCGGCTCTGCCATTGACTACCCCAACGGCACCAGCTCCGCTATCGCCGCAGGCCAGGTCGTGAGCCTGACTACCCGCATCGGCGTTGCAGGCACCGACATCCCCGCAAGCGCCGTCGGCAGCCTGTACGTCAAGGGCGTTTTTGCTATGCCCAAGGCGGCCTCTACCGCTATCGCCATCGGCGCCGCCGTCTACTACGACGCCTCCGCCGACAACATCACCACGACCGCTGCAAGCAACATCCCCGCAGGCTGGGCTATTGCAGCAGCCGCTGAAAGCGATGCGACCGTGCAGGTCTGCATCGGCTAAGGGAAAGGCGGCGCAGTATGATCTATACCGCAAACAGCACCGTGACGGTGGAGGGCAAAAGCTACCGCCCCGGCGATTCCGTGGACATTCAGGACGCCAGCGCTGCAAAGGAGCTGCTCGCCGTTGGCTTCATCGTGACCCTGCCCGGCGAGTATGCCCCCGGCGAAACGCTGACCGTGGATGTTCAGCAGGAACCCGAGGACGGCGTTGCCGCCGGCCACCTCAACAAAGAGGAACTGGAAGCGATGCCCAAGGCGCAGCTCCTGACCCTCGCCGAAAATATGGGCCTGGACACCAAAGACCTGACCAAAGCAAAGCTGGTTGAAGCCATTGCTGCTGCCGAGGTTCAGGCCGAGGTTTGACCGTGGGCTTCAAGGATTTGCTGGTGCAGGATGCAAAGAACGTATTCCTCAACCGGGAAGAATTTGCAGACACGCACAGCATAAACGGCAAGCCAATGCCGGTGCTGGTTGACGATAACGAGATTCTGGAACGCGACAAGTCCAAATTGATGAACGTCACTATCACCGGGATCTACAAAGAGCGCAAGCTGATCTATGTAGCCACCGACAACCTCGGAGCCAAACCCGCCCCGGACGACCTGCTCAATTTTGACGGCGCCTGGTATAAGGTAAACGACTGCACCGATGAGGCCGGGATTCTCTGCATTGAGATGGAGGCGAATCGCTCTTGAAAGAATACGAGGTCTTACAGGTTGACGCCGACGCCTCCATTGAAAAAATGGTTCAGCGCCTGGACAACCTGCAAAAAATGGTTGATACGCCGAAAGTGGTGGCAGCGGCCATCAACTCGGCAGCCCGCAGCACAAAGAACAAGATCGTCAAGGACACCAAAGAGCGCTATGTGACAGCCAACGATTCAGTTTACTCTTCCAGCAGCGCCTTAAAGGTGGATGCCGCCACCGGCGGCGACCTGACCGCCACGCTCCATTCTTCTGGCTCTATGCAGGAGATCATGGACTTCGATTCAAAGCCGAACTCAGGAATCAGCGCCGCAGCGGCGCACGTCCTCAGCAGTTCCGGCATGAAGTCCTTGGAGCATAACGGCTTAAAGGCTTTCCTCGTTCAGTTCAGCAGCGGACACAAAGCCATTGTCCAGCGGGTGCCGGGCGAAACCTACACCTCGGCGGGCGCTTCCAAGCGTGCGCAGAAATGGGGCGCAAAGTCCGACATGACCCGCATTGAAAAATTGCTTTCTCCGTCCGCCCCGCAGATGTTCGGGAATCCCGACACCGTAGACCCGGCGCTTGAGCGAGCATCCGAGCTTCTCAATAAGCAGATGGAGAAACAAATTGAAAAAGCGCTCGAATAAAGGAGGCATTCCATGACACCCACCGATCTGCAGGACGCTATTGTCCAGGCGTTGAAGGAGCAGCTTGCACCGCTGCGCCTTACAAACTCCGCAGGGCATGAAGTGGGCGTCAAGGTATTCCCGCAGTTCAAGCCATACCGCGCTCCGAGGCCTGCGCAGTCCACCAATGACGACGACCTCCCGGAGCCGTATGTGCTGGTGGCCCTTGTCAACGGCGAACAGACCGAAATTGACAAGCCGAACAAGGTTGACGTGGTCGTTGCCGTTGAGGTCTACGACCCCGACCCGAACCGGCAGGGATACCGGGATGCCTCCCACATTTTGAACGTGATCCTGGGGTATTTTGAGCGCAAAGTGAAAATTGCGCGGGCGTTTGAGCTTGTTCGCCCTATCAAATGGGACAACGACCTCGACCCCAACAAACACCCATACTACTCCGCAGCAATCGGCCTTCATTTTGAAGGGCCTATTATTTATAGAGAGGAGCCTGAAACGTAATGGCAAAGACCACCACCCCCGCCGCCCCGGAACAGGTCGTTTATGTCGGCCCGAATATTCCCGGCGTTGTTCGCCAGGATTCCGTGTTCACCGGCGGCATCCCGGCACGCCTGGCTGAGAAGATTAAGGCAATTCCCGCCATTGAGAGTCTGATTGTCCCCCTGGATTCCTTTGCGGAGGCTCGCAAGGAACGTCAGAGCGGCGCAGGCCGTATCGTTACCATCTGCAACATCGTTGCAAAGAAGATTCAGGAGGGCGCATAAATGAGCTATCTTCATGGCGTAGGTAACAGCGAGGTTGCCACCAGCTTAACCACCCCCACCACGTCCAGCGCTGGCCTGCAGGTCATTTTCGGCACGGCCCCCATCCACCTGGCAAAAGACCCCTACAAGGCAGCGAACACCCCGAAACTCTGTTACAGCTTTGCAGAGTGCCAGGAAGCCCTCGGCTACTCTGACGACTTCGAGAACTTCACCCTTTGCCAGAGCATGGACGCCAACTTCCGTGTTTATAATAACTCCCCCATCGTCCTGGTGAACGTGCTTGACCCGAACAAGGCGGCGCACACCACGGAGAACGCGGAGGAAACCGTCACCGTTACCGGCGGCATGGCGACCTATACCAAACAGTACGTTCTGCTGCCCTCGCTGGTGGTGAAGAACGATGCTACCCCGCTCGCCGCCGATGTGGACTATACCGCAGTGCACGACGATGACGGCAACGTGACTATCGTGCTGCTGTCCACCACCGCAAAGGAAGCAACCGCACTGAAGATCACCAGCAAGAGCATCAAGCCCAGCGGCGTTACCAAGACCGACGTCGTCGGCGGCGTAAACAGCAGCACCAACGAGGAAACTGGCCTGGAAATCATCCGCCAGGTCTATCCCAAGTTCGGCCTGGTGCCCGGCCTGATTATCGCACCCGGCTGGTCGCAGGACGCAACCGTGGCTGCTGCGCTGCAGGCAAAGGTCGAGCAGTTGAATGGCTGTTTTGACCTCAACACCATTCTGGATATTCCTGCCAACTCCGACGGCGCAACGGTTTACACCGACTGCAAGCAGGCGAAAGAAAAGCAGGGATTCTCCACGAACCACGGCATCTGCCTCTGGCCTCGTGTTTTGGTCGGCGAGAAGAAATACTACTTCTCCGCCATGGCCGCAGCGCACACCGTCTGGCTCGACACGAGCAACGACGGCGTCCCCTACGAATCCCCCTCTAACAAGAGCCTGCGCATTACCGGCCTTTGCTTGGACGACGGCACCGAGGTGCTTCTCGACAAGCAGCAGGCGGACGACGTTCTCGGCGCAAACGGTATCTGTACCGCCATCAACGTCAACGGCTTCAAGTTCTGGGGCAACAATACCTGCGCATACCCCTCGACTACGGACACCAAAGATCGCTTTTGGTGCGTCCGCCGTTTCTTTGACTGGGACGGCAACAACTTTATCCTGACCTACTTCCAGAAGGTGGACAAGCCCGAGAACCGCCGCCTCGTGCAGGACATCGTGGATAGTACGAACATCACCGGCAGCGGCTACGTTGCTCGTGGCTACTGCGCAGGGTACAACATGAAGTTCCTGGAGGACGAAAATCCGACCACCGAGCTGCTGGCAGGCCATCTGACCGTCCATACCTACATGGCGCCTTTCGTCCCCACGGAGTACATCCACAATATCCGCGAGTACGACACCGCCGCCCTGACTACCATCTTCTCCTGACCGATTGGAGGTATAAAACGTGAATATTCCTACTAAGATCGCCAAGTATGAGGTCTACAAAGACGGCACCAAGCTCATTGGCCGTGGCGAGGAAATGACGCTGCCCAGCTTTGAGACTCCCACCAACACCGTTTCTGGCGCAGGTATTCTCGGCGAGTACGAAGATCCCACTCCGGGTTATTTCAACGAACAGGAGCTTCCCATTCCTTTCCGGGTTATGAGTAAGGAAGCAGCATCCCTGGCCAACATGCTCAAGGCGCACCACCTGGAAATTCGTGGCGGTATTCAGGGCAACACGGACGACGGCGACATTGAGTTCACCCCCATCCGCGTAGTCGTTCGCGGCCTCACTAAGAAGTGTGAACCGGGCAAGCTCAAGGCCGCAAACTCTATGGAGACCAGCATCACCCTTTCGATCAGATATATTCTGATTGAGGTAGACGGCGAACCCTTGATCGAACTGAACAAAATCCGTGGCAAATATGCTGTTGGCGGCGTAGACCAGCTGGCAGCTTTGGAGGCAATGTGCTAATGGAAGATAAAAAACTGACCCTCGCCCCCGAGGTCGAGGAACCCGAAACCGCAGAGGACACCAATGAGCTTTACATCAAGTTCGCCAAGCCCTACACCTTCGGCGACAAAACCTATACCGGCATCGACCTGTCCGGCCTTGAGGACGTGAACGGCGCAGTCCTCAAGGAAGCAGGCCGCGTGGTTCAGAAACTGAACAAAGGCATCAACCCCGCCACCGTGGAAATGACGATGGAGTATGCCGTCTATATGGCGCACCACGTCACCAACCTGCCCTCGGACTTCTTCTGGGGCCTGTGCGCTCCTGACCTGGTATCCGTCAAGGGCGCAGTCGTGGGTTTTCTCTACGGCGGGGATGGGGAGGACTAACCCCGCAGGCGATCACAAAAACAACCGTCTATATGTCGCAGGCTCTGCACGCGGGCATTGACTACCTGCAGAGCCTGCCCATAGACGAGCTAAACGACCTGGCGGACGCTATCCAAGCCTATACAAAGGAGGTGGAGGCACAACTTGGCAAAAAGTAAAACGTATGACCTGATGATAAAGATCGGTGCCAAATCAGACGGCACCCTCCGAAAGGCCTGCGCAGCAGCCGACAAAGACCTTGCCTCCCTCAGCAAATCGGCAAAGGCAGTCGGGAAAGCCGCTGCCGCAGGGTTTGCAGCCGCCACCACG